TGTGTATCTGTATCTGGGTTTGCAATATCATCTTCTGCTTCTTTGTCAGAGTTATATTCATAACCAGTTTCTTTATTTCTTAATACTACTTCTGTTTCACATTTTACGACTGGTACTTTCTTACCATCTATCATTACGTATTCTACTGACCCTTCTTCTATAAACGCCATAATTTAATCCCTATTTATTTCTAGCAGAGAAACTACCATATGTAGTCTTGCTGCGGTTGTTGCTTGTGCTTTTAATATCTCACTCTCTTGTAATATAATTGGCTGTGTTATCAACTCGGTAGTTGCATTTGAACCAATTGTTTTTGTTTTAAAAAGAGAAAATACTGCTGCACTTGCATCTGTTAATGTTACAGTAATACTATCTCCACTACCTGAATCATCAGATACTAAAATACTTTTTACGATCGCTCTAGAATTACTAGGCGATGTATACACTGTCGTGTTATCTGTATTTGTAAAATCTACTTTTGCGTTTTTATAAATATTAGCCACTTAAAAACCAAGAGAATCTCTCTTGCTCCTGTTCTTGTTCTTCTGTAAACGTTGAATTTAATTGCTCTACAATCAACGCAATAGCTCTGTTAATTTGTTTTTGGTTAGAGATATCGTACTCTTCTTTTGGTTCCGGTAATCTTATTACTATTTTAGCCATTATCTTCTACCATCTGGTTGTACGTCTAATCTCCAAGACTCAGATACAGCATCATTCTCTATCTTAATATTTACAAATCTTCCACGTGCTCTTGTATCCTTTTTATCAGTACTTGCCGTAATTGTAAATGGACTCAAAGTGCTTGTAGTTTGTGAATCTGAGGGATATCTTTTAACAGCTAATGTTACTTTTGCGTTACCTGCTAATGTTTTAAAATCTGGTAAAAATCTTCTGACAGCTAAAAATACATCACCTGCTATAGCATATGATTGACCTCTCTGCATTTGTTGGAGATCATAGTCATAGGATTGTACAAAAGATGTTACTGTCGTTGTAGATCCATCAGGATTTACTTGATCTGTACCTACCTCGTGTTCAAATAATGTAGTCTGCCCGAGCCCTGATTCTCCTACAATGACTGGAAATGTGCCTGACGCACTGTCATTAAATTTAGTTGCAAAAGGTGTTGGATAAACTGTTGCATCAATCCAGGTAGTTCTAGCTTCTGTTCCTATATACCAGACTGGACCTGTTCTAGAATTACTTTCACCATAATTATATACAACATATTGATCATTGTATTCTGAATTTGTTGATGGATAATACCAAGTTACTTCTGTAAATTGATTATTTAATCCTGCATATACTTGTTGTCCTTTTGTAGTATCTGCTTGATCATATACATAATCTTGCACTGAACATGGTATAGATTTAACTGTACCATCAAACGCAAAGAAACCATTTGGTGACATCCAATATGCAACACCATCTATTTCAACAGCTGCATTCTTACCAATCAATCCACAGTTTGTACCTACTTGCTCAAAACCAAATACAAAATCTCCACCAACAAATTTCATGGTGTATAATGCATTATCTGTCCAAACTAAAATTGATTCTTTAGCTTTTAAAGCACCCATAATTCTTGTGCCATCTTGAAGTCTTTGTGATCCAGCAGTATTAATTGCTGTAATAGTATAATCATTTATATCTTCTTGTTCTGAAAACCTTATAAACATATCATCTTGTGTTGCTGTATTACCAATTGTTGTTTCTGTTCCGAGATGAATTAAGTGACGTGTTGTTGGTGAAACTAATGTCACCCTTGTTGCAGTTGGATTATTTGTAGTTACAAAACCGGAGGTTGCTGTTGATGCTCTTACAGTTAGTGGATTAGTAGCACCAGCATTCCATGTGAATGTTTTACCGTTTGCAATAGTTGCAACTAGCACCTGACCAAAATTACTTAATGACCAAAGACCCGGTTCAAGTGTTATATCGTTTGCAGATGACGCTTCACCCCAGTTCCCTGCTCCCCAAGTATCTGTACCCCAACCATAACCATATGATTGTGCAGCAGGACCCACTGGCTCGTAAGGAATTAATTCTATACTACCACCTGTAGATACAGTCGCCGATGCATTAGAGCTTTGTGTGACTGTAAACACAGAAGCCGATGTAACGGAAGTTACTTGAAAGTTTTTATCTTCAAAATCAGAGTCTGAATAACCTGTACCACTAGGTAGAGTTACATTATTAAATTGTACAATGTCTCCTGCTACTAACCCATGTGCAGATTTAGTTATAGTGCAAACAGCCGAGCCAGATGTAGTTGCAAGTGTTGCACTACTTAAAGCTGCTTTCACAGGTGTGATGTCATATAGTTGACCTTCAAAATATAATAATAAAAACTTATCTGTTCCTATGGCAACGTATCTATTACCATCAAGATCAACAAATGCAAACTGTCGTCTAGCAACACCACATATAGTATCTGTAACAAGCGACGACCAGCCACCAACTTTTTCTGGTAGTAAATATCTAAATCTTACATTATCGCAATCGACCCAACGTTGTTCAGCACCAACAGATGTGTTTTGTTTGTCAATCCCTGGAAAGAATGTAAAATCAAGCAGAGCCATGTTGTAGCCCCTATATTTTATCTTTGTATACCCAGCCTAGTGTTGCATTAACATAGACTAAAGTAAATGCAGAACCATTAGCTGAAACAACTAAATCAGAAGTACCGCCTAAAATTTTAGAACTGTTTCTACCGATTGTTAAATTGTTAGATGCAAGATTATTACCTGAATCTATAAAATGTACTTCATTACCTATTGCAGGCGATGCTGGTAGATTAATAGTAATAGGTGTACCAATACCTCCACCTGAAGTATCTATTAAAACTTGATCACCATTAACTGTAGTATAAGTAGCGGATGGTGTGTAATACCCTTTTGTTTGTAGTTTACCTGTAATGTTTGTACCATCAGAATATAAAACTGTTGTTGATCCGATTGGTAAAGCTAGCCCGGTTCCTGATACAGTTTTAACTGTTAATGTATAATTTGAAGCTGATCTAGATGTTGCATCTTCTACAATAAAAACTCTTTCTGCAGAGTCAGGCATAGTAACTGCTCTGTTTCCAGCTAATGTACCAGTTAGTTTATAGTATAAATTTTTACCATTTGCTGTAGCATGATTTGCTAGAGATAAAGCTACATCTCCAGATGCTACATCTAACGATAAATATCCTGATGATGCTTGTTCTAATATTTGTAAATTTGTGTTTGTAATTGTACCCCAGGTACCTGATTTTTCACCTGTGGTAATTAGTTCTAGTTTTAAGTCACTTGACGTACTCGATGCCATATATTTCTCCTACGGATTATTCGGGTCAATAGGTACCCAGGTACCAGTTGCCCCCGGAACTATCGGGTTCCATGATATCACAGAAGAGGTACCTGTTGCAAGGTTTATTCTTACCCCAGTTAATTGAACTGTTTTAGCTATACTTACATTAATATTACCTACTGATATCTCTATTTCATTACCAGTAACAGATAGTCTTGCAGAAGCTGTAATACCTACAGTTCCAGTACTAACATTAACTCTGTTTCCTGTTAAGCTGACAAAGACTGTTACGCCACCTGGATCGGCAAAAGGTGCTCCGGCAAATGTGCTTCCTCCAAAATACATATTCTATCCTAATGATGTTTGTACTGGTTCCCAAGTCATAGTAGCACCTGGTACAATACCATCCCATTTTTTAATTAATACAGAACCATCTGCAACATTTATTCTACTACCATCTGGAGTAACACTTGCTTTTGCTACGATAGTTACTGTTCCCGTTGATAAATTTACTCTATTTGTTGTAACGGTTACAGTTGCATTTGCTGCTGTCGTAACATTTCCTACCGTTACATTTACTCTATTTCCTGTTACTGATAAGTTTGCATCTGCAGATATAGTTACAGATCCTGTACCAACATCTACTCTAGAACCATTTGGTAATACAGTTGACTTACCAATTGTTGTAACATTTCCTGTGCTTGCATTTATTCTTGTTCCATTCGCAGCATATCCAAAACCAATGATTGCTGTTCCTGTATTTACATTTACTCTAGACCCTGTAAGAGCTAATGTTGCTTTTGCAACAATGGTTGGATCACCGCTAGATACATTAATACGACTACCTGTAGCTGATACATTTATACCTGTACCTTCAGTAATAGTTACATTACCGATAGTGAAATTAAGTCTGTTACCAGTAACGCTTAAATTTGCATTACCTACTAAACCTACTGTGCCTGTTGATTCATTAATTCTAGACCCAGATACGTTTACAAACGCGTTAGGGTTAAATCCTGAGTCTCCAAAAGGTGCTCCTGCAAAGGTAGTTCCGCCAAAAAACATATTCTATAATCCTTAAAAGGGAGCTGTGTGGTATGTGGTGGTGACACAGCCCCCATCTAAGAATTATATCATCGTTTAAACCAAGAAGGAAGACCTAAATGTGGACGCTTGTCGAACCTTTTTTACCTATTTCTCCAGATGGTTCTAAATATATTGGCCAGTCATCGCCACCAAGATTCATAGTCGTAGATATCTCACAACTAAATCTATCTTTATGTCTTTTAAGTTCATCACCTTTTTTATATATTCTTGCATAAGTGTAAGCTGGATATAATTTTAATCCTGTTGCTTTTTCCATATCTGGTTGACATTTTAATAATAAAGTCTCCATAGCTATATTACCATATTGAGAATATGTATTTGGAATTTGTTCATTTTCATTTTCATAATGACCTATAATATTTTCAAATGGTGAAAAGTATCTTGCCTGTCTGCAAGTATCATACACTTGCTTTTGCATTAAAAAATAGTTTGCAATAAAAGCTGCTAGGTCTTTTGATATAGCTTGTCTAATTACTGTATATTTTTTCTTTTTAAACATCTTTAGCCATTTCTTTTGGCACAGCAGTTATATTCCAATGTATAAATCTAAATGGTTCAATACCAAAATCTACTGCATATTCGTGTTCTAAGAATCCTGGAAAGATAATTAATGTTCCTGGTGTAGGTCTATAATGAATTAATTCTGATCCACCCCATACACCTTTTTGATCTGGTTTCATTTTTAATTTAGTTGCACGTGCCCCGGTTCTTGGTTCGTGAAATATTGGGTATGATGTTTTATCACTGCACTTTAAAAAATAAAAACCTGATACGTGTTGATTCCAATGTATGTGTGCTGAATGGTGTCCA